ATTATAAACTACGCACTTAATAAAGTCAAATAAATAATATACCAAAAGGATATTATATGGACTTAAACAGTTTTGCTTCAACAGCCGCAGGTATTGGTAACTTAACCAATGCAGCGAAAAATGCAGTTAACACATTTTCAAGCGGGGGAAGTTTGGCCGATAGTTTGTTAAGCGGCACAGGCTTAACAGCAGGCGCCGAAGCTGTGGGTGATTTGGTTGGCGCCGTTGCTAGTTTTAGCGAAAGCACTAATCCTGCAGATTGGCGTGTTAGATTAAGTCTTGCTAATTGGACTAGTTTTAAAGGTAGCCCAGTTTTGAAGCCATTGAAAGATGCGGGTGGTCTCATATTTCCTTATACTCCAACAATTAATATCGCCAGCAGTGCTTCTTATAACAGTATTGATACAACACATACAAACTATTCTTTTAGAACTTTTAAGAACAGTGACCCAGGGCAGATATCAATTACTGCGCCTATGAACGTTGAAGACTCAACTCAGGCATTATACTGGATTGCGGCGGTACACTATTTACGAAGTCTTACCAAAATGTTTGCAGGATCTGATCCAAAAGCCGGCAATCCTCCTCCGATTGTTTTCTTAAACGGTTACGGAAATTATTTGTTTAAAAATGTACCTGTAATTGTACAAAGTTTTAGTACAAGTTTAGATGCCAACTGTGATTACATTGGCTGTAATGTTGTTGGTAGTATGGCCGGCGATATACAAGGCATAGCTGACAGTGTAGGTGGACTTGCAGGATCAATAGGTGGCGCATTTGGTAGCGCCGTTCCTGGGCTGAGTGATGTCACAGGAGGTATAAGTAGCATAGCAGGAGGTATCGGCCAAATTGCTGGACTAGCCGGTAGTTTAGGATTAACTGGTACAACAAGTGGCGGAGTTGCACACGTTCCAACTAAAAGCACATTTAGCTTAACCTTGCAACCAATTTACAGTAGAAATAGCGCACGTAATTTTAGTCTTGATAGATTTGTTAGTGGCGGCTATTTAAATAACCCATTTGGATATGTATAATGTCAGCAAACTATTCTAACACAAGTCCTTGGTATAACACTACAGTTACAAACAACTATTTGGATATACTTACAATACGACCTGTAAGTGCAGAAGTAGATGATGTTTTGTATACAATAGATTCTAAATTTGCCTACAGACCAGATTTGTTAGCCTATGCTTTATATGGCACAACACATTTATGGTGGGTGTTTATGCAACGAAATTTAGATGTTATTCAAGATCCTATCCTTGATTTTGTTCCTGGCAAACAAATTTATCTTTGTAAAAACAGCAGTTTGACAACAGCACTAGGATTATAATATGAGTTTTGACTTGCCAGGCGCAATTGATTCGGCAACTAAATCTGTTGGCGGAGCCATTGGTTCTGCTGCCGGCGGCATTACTAGCTTTTTAAGTTCTGGCCCTGCAAGCGCACTAAGCAGTATTGGTAATTCTATAACAGGTGCTTTAAGTTCTTTAGGAACACTATTCAAACCTGTAGCAGGTGTTAAATTACCATTACCTAATCCTTTGTTTGCCTATGCAAGTTATGATTATGTTTTAGGCATTGCAGTACTAACAGACGAACAATTAAACAATCCTGATAAGGGTTATATGAATTCTAGTGTCAAGTTAGATTTAATTTGTAAATCAGCAAACGCAGATCCTAAAAATAGAATACAAACACCATTCGGACAGTTTGATTATTTTATAGATAAATTAGAAATTGACAGTACTATTGGTCTTGAAAAAGGCAGTAATACTAATATGCATAAAATGGAATTTGAAATTACAGAACCGTATAGTATGGGAACTTTTATGATGAGTATCCAACAAGCAGCCTGGAAATCAAAACACGACAACTACTTACAAGCTCCGTTTTTATTAACTATTGATTTTAGAGGAAACACTGAAACAGGACAGATTCTTAGTGTACCTAATTGCAGTAGAAAAATTCCTTTTAAATTTAAAGATATCTCGATGACAGTTACCGATGCAGGTGCTGTTTATAAATGCACTGGCTATCCCTGGAATAGTCAGGCACAAAGTTCGCACGTTTCTGCAATCAAGAGTGATCACAGCGTTAACGGTACAACTGTACAAGAAGTTTTACAAACAGGTGAGAAAAGTTTACAAGCAGCAATGAATAAAAAATTGCAAGAACTTAAAAAAGCCAAGATTGTTAATGTTCCAGATCAAATTTTAATTTTATTTCCAACAGACGTTAGTTCTGGCGGAGTCAATAATGCTGGAGGCGATAAAGAAGATTCTACAGGATCAGTTACAAGTGTGACTGCAAGTTCTGCAGAAGATATTGCTAAAAGTTTGGGATTGTCAAAGAGTACAATTCCAGCGAACGGAACCTTAGTGCAAGATCCTAAGAATGTAAACGAGATTGGCAAAGCCAAAATGGGATTTAGTGATACACGAAAAGGCGATCCACCGGTAGGCAAAGACCAAGTAGTGTATGATAAAAAAGGAAATGCCATTAGAAGTAATAATACTATTGATATAACCACAAGTGATATGAGGTTTAGTCAAGACACGGATATTACTACTGCTATTGATGCTGTGCTATTAAACAGCGAATATGCTACTTCACAACTTCAAGAACAAAATATTGATACTGCTGGTATGCGAAAATGGTGGCGTGTAGACACACAAGTATACACTATCTCAACTAAAGAAAATTTAGAAAGCACTGGTACTAAGCCTCGTATTATTGTTTACAGAATTGTACCTTACGGAGTACACACAAGCAAAACTACTGTACCTGGAAAAAAAGCACCTGGATTTGATGAATTAGAAAAACAATGTGTTAAGATATACGATTATTTGTACACTGGTAAAAACGTAGATGTCTTAAGTTTTCGTATAGAATTTAAAGCTGGCTTTGCTGGTAAAATGGGTGCAACCAGTTTAAAGAAAACAATGGATAACAAGCAACAGGCCTCTGCTAGTGGTGCAGAAAGCAATGACAAGACTAATTTAGCACCGCTTGGCAAAGGTGCAGCTCCTGAGAAAAAACTTGGAGTAATACCTCAGGCTGTTAATTATACTGGAACGGGTACACCGTCTGACGGCATAGGTGGCGGCGGACTTGAAACAGAACAAACACAAGCTGCTAAACAATTCCACGAAGCAATTACTAGTGCTAGTGGAATGTTAAGTTTAGATTTAAAAATTATTGGCGATCCGTATTTTATTGCACAAAGCGGTATGGGTAATTATACCAGTGCTCCTACACAATATCAGAATTTAAACAGCGATGGAAGTGTAAACTATCAAGGTAGTGAAGTTGACATTAAAGTAAATTTTAGAACCCCAGTGGATATTAATCAAACTACAGGATTATATGATTTTGGTAAAGCTAGTAAAAGTGCTCCTGTATTAACTTGGAGCGGAATCTATCAAGTTACTAAAGTTGTTAGTCACTTTGACAACGGACAGTTTACACAGACCCTTACAGGCCCAAGAAGAAATGGTCAAGAAATATCAGGTGCAGGATCTGCAGCAGCTACTCTTAATACATCGAATGAAAAGAAAGATCCAACACCTGTTAATAAAAATGCAAGCGGAGATTAAAAATGAATTCAAATGAAGACTATTCCGCTGGCCCTAGGGAAGCTAAACCTGGCCCGTTTTTAGCAAAAGTTGTTAGTAATCTCGATCCTACATATATGGGGATCTTAGAAGTTGAAATTCTAAGACCAGTAGGAGCATCGTCTAGTGAAAGCCAATTGCATCAAGTTAAATATATGAGTCCGTTTTACGGTGTGACTAGTGTAACTGCTATTGGCGAAAACAATGACTTTAACGATACACAAAAAAGTTATGGTATGTGGATGGTACCGCCTGATGTTGGCGTTACTGTAATTATTATCTTCATTGACGGAGATCCAAAGCGAGGGTATTGGATAGGTTGTGTTCAAGACGAAGCTATGAATTTTATGGTACCTGGTCTTGCAGCAACAGAAAGTGTAGTGGAAGATCCAGATCCAGATAATCAAGGACGTAACGGTAGAGTTCCAACAGCTGAATACAACAAGGCCATCGACGATAATAACAGTCCTGGCGATCCTGATAAGAATTTTAAACCGCAACATCCGTTTTCTAAAGTATTAACAGACCAGGGATTAATTTTAGACGATATTCGAGGCATTACTACCAGTAGTGCTAGACGTGAAAGTCCAAGCAATGTATTTGGTATTAGCACTCCTGGCCCACTTGACAAGAAAGGTAAAAAAACTAAAAGCGGTAAAGCAGAGTGGTTAGCAGACACTTTTGTTAGTCGCCTTGGCGGCAGCACATTTGTAATGGATGACGGTGATGC